GCCTCTCCATTACAACTCAAGTCACTAGTACGACGAAATCACACTATCACCTATCGCAGCAATAGAGCACTTTTGTGTAGAAATAGAAAATATACTAGAGTCACTTGAAGGACAGAATCCATCAACCACCTCGAAGTAGACATAAAACATGTGATATGGCCACTGTACTTACAGAATAAATACATCACCCATTCCCACTTATCCATTTAAAACAAAAGTCACACGGAAAAGCCAAAGATAATAATGCATACTATATTAAATTATATTTCATCCCAGTAGACACACTCGTCTTATATACCGCGAACCCCAAGTAACGTATGCATATGGGGATTAACATCTTCTGTTGTGTGTCTCTCTGTGTTTTCCTCTTGTGTCCCAATGCCACCATCCAGTCCGAACATCCTCGATTGTGCCGACTTAAGCGCTGCTGCCTTCATCTGAATATGTGCCTCACGAGCGCGGGTGGATGTACGAGATGTTACCTCGTAGAAATCGAATGCGTAACGAGCCAAACTCATATCCCGTAGGTTACGCACCAGCCCATACCGTGGCATGTATGGTTCTGTTTTGTTGCGCATCTCTATATATGCTTCTGCAATATCCGAAAAATGCGCCATGATTTGCCTAAACGTCGGTTTCGCGTTTTCAACGACAGGCTTCAACGGATACTCAACTTGTTCATCCCCATCCATCATTGTCCAAACACCATTGATGTTTGGAGATGTTCCATTTTCGATACACCACACCATCAAACCGTTCATTATTGTTGGCATATCTTTTTCGCCTACATCATATGCTGTGCTAACAGCCTGATACCATTTGTCAAATTGATCCTGCGTTGCCCTTGTGTTTGAGATATCGATCTGGCTTGGCTTGTAGTCGAGAAGTTGATCGAGATTCAAAACACTTTTCCCTTTGCTTTTAGGCATCCGCATCTTTGACGTCATTGATTTGATGCGTGGAATTGTGTGAGTTCCAGAAGTTCCAGCATTGACATCCTTATCCTTATCTTTTTGTGCTGGAACATTTGGTTGCTGTGTTGTGGCGACCTGATTTTGTGGTGTTGGATTTGGCGTTGCGGTTGTTTGTTTATCCTTCTTGTTTGAATTAGCTCCTGCATCTAGCTGATTCGTTTCTTCAGCTTGATGTGACACTGAGAATGTGTCACATTCGAACTCGTCATCCAACTCTGCGTATGTTTTCATATACGCGCTTACTTCATCTTGCTCAACACGTGTGTTCAAGTACAATTTCTCCAGTGCCATCGAACAAATGTAGGGTGCCTTTCCCTCCGCTGCTATTGAACTGAAAGGTTCGATCTCAAGTAACCATTTGTAAAATTTCCTAATCTCGTGAATTAGCACTGGGTAACCCCATGCCTCGATCATGGCCGCACAGATCGCTTCGAGTCGATTTTCAGGCATTGTTGAGCGATCCCATTGTAAAATCGAAACTATTCTCTCCTCTTCAAGCTTTGGGATGTACACTCCTTCATACTTGAGACCTCTGTGTGACATAAACCACAAATCTGACTTGTCTCGCGTTCTGGAATTAAAGTCATAATTCAACCCAAGATCTGAAAAGTGTGATTGAAGTCGATCAAGCATTGATTCGTTATCTGGTTTGATGGCGATGAGCAAATCATCTCCATTCACGAAAAACTTACATGTTTCCTCGAAGTTTTCGAATGGGATGTTTTCTTTAACAAAGCTATAGTGCATAGCTAAGATTACCATGAGTGAATTGTCAACCACTGTGGAGGGTTGCCCACTGTTATTTCCTCTGAATTTCTTGACAATGGTTCCATCTGGAGTTGCTATGGGTGTGTAGATTATCTCTGTGTAGAGATTCCTCAACATCTGAAAACCAATGTCCCAATCCTCCATGTATGCACTACGAATTGCCAGAACTGCATTGATGAGGTAAGGTGTAAGTGAGCTATCGAACCTCCAGCCATCAGCGTCACAATAAATCCAACCATCCGGAAGGCTTCTTAAAAGCCTGTCCCATCCACCATAGAACTTGGTCATTCCAACAGTCCAACTGCAATGTGTATTCATTGAATAAAACTGGTTGTTAAAATCATCCACACACACCTTTCCAGCCAGCAAGGTATCTATGGGCGCTGCTGTGAACGTTCGGGTTTTGTTCTCTTGAATCTTTTCTTGGCTACGTAATTCAGCCTTCAATGACCCGTTCCAAACACCAAGTTGTCCTTTGTATAGTCGCAAGCAACTTTCTTTAAGGATTTGTTCTCGATCTGCATCTGTGTACCCTTCGAAATATTCTTTCTTCTTTCCACCATACATTGCACCCACAGCGGACTTCATATTAAGAGCACGAAAGATTTCTTCCTCACAAGTGACATAATTACATTGACGAAACCCCTTCATCTTTAAATACAGAATGACTCTACACACTGCTTCCTCAAATGCATCGCAATCAACCACGCCAACCTCAATTGGTGCTGAGTATTTCATTATGTCTTTAACATATGCGTCACGATTCAACCTACTCTTTCCATATGCCGACATGAGAGGCTTAAAGAACTTATTAGCATCTGGATTTTCTGTTAAGTACTGACCAAAGTGTATGCATTCGCCTTTTACCACATGCTTTGTCACAAGTTGATTTTTCATGTAATTCACTGCTATCAAATTATCTTTCAGCGAATCAAGCATCCACCTTTCGCTCAATCCTTGCTCCTGAACTTCATTTAGATTAAAAGCGCGCAAGTCTTCCAAAATCTTGGTGGTTTTAAACATTCCAGTTGGCTTATCAGAAGTTAGCTTCAATGGACCCCAAAGAACTGTGTCTGGATTGTACTTCCAGTCTTTAACCCAATCACTGTGTTCTTGAGTTCGGAGATGATCTTGTTCAAAATTCTCATCAAAAGCTGCGTAGTAGTTTTCACTACTATTATTGTTTGCCAAACTGTGAATTCCGACGAGCATTCCATCAAGAGTACTGACTACTGGTAAACCGCAATGACCTTTGTCTGTTGCTATCCAATGCTTCCAAAAAGTGCTCCGTGGGATGAGTCTTGTCGCGCTTGTTTCTGTAACCATTGATGAGATTGATTTCTCTTGGAAATTTGATCCAACTATACAAACCCTCTCAGATTCTTGTGGTTCACGAAAGTGCAAGCGCTGTGGAAAAACGGGAAAATCTTTCGGCATCTTGATAATGATCATATCTCGCCCTTTGATTGGCTTTACGAGAAGTGTTTTGAGGTTGGGTACTCGGAACAAACCATGGTGTGATCGGACTTCCATACTACCGTTAAAGCTCTTAAACAGGTGGTGATTTGTTATGATATAAGCGCCAAACCCAATGCCAAACAATGAGCAACTGCCAACATCGTTTGAAACTGTTAACTTACACACAGCTTGAGCAATTGGATTATAGTCTCTCAGGCCTCTAAGAAGTGATTTTGATTCATGTTCCACTGTGTTTGTTGGAATATCATCGACGTCAACTTCTACTGCTTTACCACTTTGGCGAAGTTCACCTTCTCTTTCAGGGAATTTCATGATTGCACTTGCCTTGTCACTAACAAGCAAAGGGTTATGTGGTGTGAGATCAACTTTGAGTGCTTTCTTGGACCAGTCCTTAATGAAGTATGCATGAATTATTTGATTGTTGTATGTCGCTTGAGCTTCGAGTTCATCATCAATGATCTTTTGGGTCCGGATATCACCGAATTGATCTTGAATATCAATAATATCAGCATACACATTTTCTTCAATCTGCGCACCAGTTAAAGGGTCAACAAATCGTATATAAGAAAACTCACCTGGTTCAAAGCCGTACATGTTTATGAATCTACGGTTTGTCTTTCCCATCCCAACTGTAGTTCCTTTACCTTTACCTTTCTTTGTGTACGCACTCCCAAAGTATTCTTCAATTGTGTCCTCATTATTATCGATCTCGAAACCAGCTCGCTTGTCTCTTGCTTTGCGAAATTTCAACTGTTGAATTCTTTTTGATGATCGTTTTCCCTGATGAGAAACACTGTTCATTTGATCCTTGAACCATGTCCAAAGTAACATCCCGCCTCCGGTAAGTACAGCTCCTGCAATAATAACGTCTCGTGCTAGCAGTGATTTACACCAAATGCCCTTCAATCGCATGTCTTTTGCCAGCGCACCAGTTGATTGATGATGAACGAACTGAAGAGCTTCATATTTCTTGATCAATACAGTCTCATCGTTCGTCCCTCGGATATTCATGAATTCCTTCAGTTGTCCTTTCGCGGCCTCAAGTTTCTTTATATTCTCACCTGTGTAGTCTTGAGAATATTTGGCACGCATTGTGTTTGTCAATCCAACAATTGAAAACATGCTCTGACAACCGTCGTCAAACACGCTTTTAAATTCACTCTGCTTCACCCTCTCATCTTCAATAAGCTTGTCAAGTAGATTGAGTGTTCTCGGAATTGAATTGAGATCAGTGCTTAGCGTGTATGCTATTTTACTCACAGAGCTTGATTTAATTGTCGGAAAAATTGATTCATTTCGATACTTTAAGACAAGCTCCCACAACACTTCGTGTAACTTTGATGGTATGTCTTTAATATGAAATGCGATCTTTACTTCTGGAGCCAAGTCAGTATTACAACCGATTCTGTCGTAATCCACAGCTCTTAGCCACTTCCCCGATGCTTTGTATGGAATTGATTGTCCACTAAGTGCTGTAATTGAATCTCTCAACTTGTATTTCTTCAAAACCTCATGAATAGCAGGGTGCATCGTACCATCGTGAGCCACGAAATTATGTGTGAAGAAGGGACTAAGCTCAAATTGATGCATTGTCTTAACTTGTCTGACTGTACAATTTGCAATGCAATTTGTTGAGACTGTACTAGTCATCACTGGTAAATTGTGTTCGAAGCAATACAAGGCAGCTTCTGTGGCAATGATACTTGGTATTTCGCTCAATCCTTTTTCGGTGACTCCAATTCGCAAAGCAACACCGGGTTGTATGCGACCAACTCTACCAAGGCGCTGAATGCGTTCCCCAAAACTGATGCTTGTTTTTGCGTATGTAACACATCGATTGTCAATATCAAGAATTGGTATAACCTTCATTCCAAAATCCACCACAACGTCTATGTCGAGTGTCACACCATTTTCTATGATATTCGTTGCAACAATGAAATGTTGTTTCGCACTTGTTCCATGTGTTAGGATCTCGATGTCCCCATGTTTCATCGTTCGCCCATCAATTTTTGAAACCGCGTATCCTGCATCGGTCAAGAGCTTTCCCAAGTTATCCACTTCATTGTAACTGGCCACGTAAACGAGAATGTTGTTTCCATGTTGCGTCACATCAGCGTTACCTTTCTTTCCTTGTGCTTCTGCGAATGATCGCAAAGACAGCGACTCCTCAACAATTAATTTGACAGGAAATTGAGTCGTGAATTCAACCTCCCTGCCAGGTGGTGTTGCTGAGACCTTTAGAATTTTTCCCGTTTGATGATACGTCTCTAACAAACTGCGGAATGCCATAGCTGAAGCATCCAAAACGTGACATTCATCGAAGATGATGAAGTCGTATTCCTTTAGCTGGCTGATGTTGTGTGCTAAGAAGTGTAACGCAAAACCACTTGTCATGACAGTAATTGGTGAAGAACCAAATATGCTGTGACCCCGCATTCTGAGTGTTGGGTTTGCGAAGAAGGGAGCTTGTGTAAGCTGTCGGCGCACATTCTCTGCCAATGGTCTAGTTGGTTCAATCAAGAGCACCTTGCCATGGCTGCTAAGATTGAATGGAAGCCCTGTCGATTTGCCAGATCCCACCGCTCCTCGAATGAGGAAATCCCTATGTTCACTCATTGCGATATCACTTGAAACTTTTAAAGCAGTGGCTCGGGTGAATTCCATGAAATGGCCTTCAGTTCTGTAATGGGGTAATGTTCTACCATTGTTTATTTGCTGATCCCACCACTGTCGAAATGTTTTGTCAAGCGCACCCCCTTTCAACGTGAAATTATCATCTAACTCAAATTGCACTGAGCAATTGCGTTCATCAAGATCTTCTAAAATGTCGTCCAGTGATTGATGATGCACGGTGGAATTCAATGAAGCAACTACACCTTTAAATTTATTGAGAGTTTTGAATACACAGTCACTTCTCTCACTATCGAACACCATCATAACCAGAGTTATGAAAGCAACGATGTGCTCCAGCTTCTTCAAGTCTTGATCATTCTTCTGGTGTTCTACTGTGGTTCCTTCCCCATAAATTCTTAAATGTGTTGCTATCTCTGGGTTTACTTCCTCTGCGTACTCAATGAATTCACTCCATGTTGGTGCCTTCCCGAGTTCAACTTTCTTTGCATTATATAATGCAACGCACGCACGATCCATCTTGTCAAATTTAATTCTATCACTTTGATATTGAAGTCCTCGTTTTGCATGGATCATGCTCTGGAGTGTGCTGCACACACTGAAGAGGAGGCTAATTGCGCATAAAGTGTTGAGCATTGTTATGAAGTTCGGCAGCCTTCCAATTAACCTTCTCAATATCGCTGATGTGAAGTCAACGCATTTAATTGTTATTGTCTCTTTGATAGAATCCTTTACTTGAACAACCTTGCCCAAAACTTGACCCGACACTCTTTTGAAAACAGCATTTGGTGAGATATCGTACATTCCTTTCATATCTGCTTTTTGCTCGGGGTTTAGTGTACTTGAAAAATTTCTTCGTTGTTTTCGCGCAAACCACATTGCATACAATTTTTCTCGCAACGTTAAGCCTGACCATGCCTCTTCTAAGAGATTTAGATAACTTTTTTCCATGATTTTAACCACTTCATTCTCGTAGTTCATAAAACCATACGAAACAAGAGGCAAGTCTCCTTCAGCTTTATCTTTCAATCTCTGTAACAAGGTAAGTGCTGTTGTATACGTGTGATAAAGTTGAAACCCAGCATGTGTAACATTGAGAAGTGGATCGGCTGATGCTTCGATAATTTGCATTTGTGTGACCAATGTATCAGCTAACGACACCTTCTTAGCTAAATTTGACAACATAGTTGCGATTGTAGCAATGGATTGATTCTCATTTATCCACAATTGTGTCGCGACTTCGAAGGCTCCGTTATTAAACATTGCCATCAACACACCAGGCGAAACAAGAGACATCAACATAAGATATGGTTCCTCTAAAAGTAGTCGCCTCATTAAGTGAGGCTTGAACACACTCTTTATTAGCAACTTTACCGCAGCGAACTCTGACATGCCAAGTGGTGGTGTTGACATCGTATTCAATTGAGATAGATCTTGTGCATTTGTTGGCACGTTCTTCATAAGATTTCTTTGAGCACGGTTAACTTCGTTTGGATGTGGGCGTACCCACGAATGCATCTTTGATAATAAACCGCCCATTCGGTAGTGTTTAATCTCTGAATCCAACTGATCATTTGCGAACAACACCAATTGCGATACAGTTGCAGCCTTCAAAACATGAAATCCAGTTGTAATAGATCCAAATGAATCAATCACGTGACATGTTTGCGTTGTGTGGTCGACAAGAATTCTTGGTAGTTCAGCATCGTGCACGTCGGGATAGAAGATCCGCAATTGTGCGCACGTTGTTGCGACATCCATCACTGATGGCCATTTCCCAAGTTTTGGCACACAGATGTCTCTGACCTTTTTAGTGAAGTCTTTTGCATCATCTTCTTTAACGTTGATTAACATTGCTAGGTATATGTTTATGTAGCAATACCCTTCTTTTGCAATGTATAACATTCCAGAATCACCCTTAGGTAAATCAACGTATTTTGCGTCACCCGTATTTCCGATCACTAGATGCTTCTTTGTAGGTGGGTAGATGGTTGACTTCATAGCACTTCCATCATCCAACGTAACACAACAACATGGATACAGAAAGTTCCCATCTATTGTACTAACGCAAGATTTTGAAATTTTCGGTTGCTCAAGAGTCTCACCTTCCATTTGCCTTCTAAAGGCTGCCAAGTCCAGAGAAACTATAAGATTACCAATTGCCAGTTTCCTTGCTCCATTTGGTATTTTCCGCATTTGGTAACTATCATAGCCCTTGGCTGGGTCGATTTCTTCGAAGAAGTTAGCGAAGAATCTTTTGGCATGGTACTCTCGTTGACCCCACAAAAAGCTAGCATTCTTATCCAATTGGTTATCACACGATAAATACAAATTAAAGTTTGCCTTTCCAGAAAGTTTGTTCCTGAATGATCGCAGGTCACCTTTAACTATATTATCGGTTCGGTTCTTCTGAAATCGCGACAGTTCCAACAGAGCAATCTGCCCGATACGCCAATTTTCAGCTGTGTTTTCTTTTCCACGCTGAAAGAATTCATTCAATGTGTTTATGTGTGAAAACGGACTTTGTTGCTTGTGACCGTGTGCCAAGAAAATCTCCTCAAAAATTTCTGAACTTTGATGTGTCGGTTCAGATAACATAGCAAGCAGTTGGAAAAATCGTTGCACATGAATGAATTGACTACATGTATCCCGGGTGCGCACTTGATTCTCAAGTATTCTTGTATGCATTGATGTAAGTATGTCCTGATTTGTTGATTCACAATATGCTTTCGCACAAATTTGACATGTCATCTTTGTGCATGGTAAAATACTTTGTGCTACGAGTGTTGCGACTTTACCACAATCTTCAATGGAGAAATCGGGTGTACACGTGTGTGTCACAGCACTCCGTACAGAGCTCCAATTCGATTCGAGACCTTTCCAAAATTTGTCTGCATTGGAGAATTGTTGCATGCGATGCATAACACTGTTTGTGACTCTCGAGCGCGCATCTAAAACAACGTTGTCACATTTCCCACGAACTATGAAAATTCCATCTGCGCAACGCCCTCGCTTTCCATGCATTCGATCGGGGTTCAATATAACACCGCTATCGCCCTTCTTAAGTTCCGTGCATAGAATGTGATCACCCCATGTGTTTGTTTTAGCCAAGATACGCACCACTGATGTTGTCCATTTATCGAAAACGCAATCACGCCGGTGTGTGATTCCTCTTAGATGCTTGACGTGCACGCGCGCTCGTTTCTTGTGTTCACCAATGAAATCGATCTTATTCTTTGTACGATCGATTACTTCTATCTGGAGGTTACCTAGTAATGCCACGTTTTTGATCTGTTTGAGGAGATGCATAAACTGGGCATTGTTCAAAGCCTCACGCTTGTGGTATTTTGGCTTTTTCATTTTTGGTGTGGTGTGTATTATTCGCGCTGCCACACCCTCCTCCATTACACTCGGTGCCATTCCACCTGCTATCGAAATGTTAGTGATGATAAATGGTGGTGCATTCTTGAAGTTGAGCTCTTCTTGCACAAGACGCGCCTCCCTCCCCTCAATTCTCTTGATTGCTGCTGGAGTCTTATGCTTATACACAAGAGTACCATTCTTTTGCTGTTTGATACTTGCGTGCATTCTTCTCGCAAAGTACGGGGCGAGACGTTCTTCTAACGCTGCAAATGGATCAACGTTAGGTTTGCTGTGTTCTATTTTTGGTGTTTTGATTACTTGTGGTGCTACCACTGGGTGTGGAATAACACATTCAAATGATCCAAACATGATTTTTCCTTGAGTAAAAGCCATTGCAATAAAGTATTTGAATTAAAAGAGATTGAAATATAGATGTTTAAAAGAAAGATTTAAGATTGCTTTGATTGCTTAAGAAAATGCGAATGCTTGAAATTTGATTTGCTTCTGTATGTTGTTATGTAATGTTT